TTGCTTGGTTTTGGTACTCGTTTGCCCTTCATTTTACCTCTCCTAAACGTAGGGTGGGATGGTAGGGTGTGATCTAAAGATCATCACACCCCACCCACCTGTTCCGGAACGTGCGATATAGGTGGGATGGTCACCCCACATTTTACGCTAACCCCTTGTTAATCCACACTTTGCCTTCATGCACAGTCACCACACCCTTATCCTGCAAGCCCTGCCGCGCATCCTTGCGCTGTCCGGGCGTTAAATCGGGTGATTTGACCTTGTGCGCCTCATGCCACTGGCTCACTGACAAGGCATCTGTCGTTAGTTTTATCAGTGTGTTTTGCAGCGATTGGAATGCGTGTTGCTGCCTTGCAGACAGGTTTTGCTTCTTGGTTGCACCTTGCGCTTCGATGGGTTTCATCACGATGCTGGTGTCGTCAACCAATGCCACTGGCGTCATCTCAAACGTGATCTTGTCCATTGGCTCGGCATCCTTTTGCTTATCCATTGACAACGCCACGATGCTCTCAGCCTTGCCGACTGCCAGCACGGTGTCAGCGGCACCAGCCAGTGCCGAGCTACCGCGCATTGAGTTGATGCCCCGGCTCGCATCCTTTCCAGCGTGGTGTATTGCCAGCAGGCCACAGCCGGTGTGATGCTTTACCGCGTCACAGCCCCTGATGAACGACGACATATCTGTGGCGCTGTTTTCCTCGCCGGTCATTGACCGAGCCACAGTGTCAATTACCAGACAGCTAAATTCTTCATTGAGGCTATCAATGGTGCGCAGCAGCTTGTCGATGCTTTCCTCGTCCATCATATCAACAGCCATAGGCAACACGCGCAGCAAGCCAGTATCCTCAACCTGATTGTGCAGCTTCCAAGCCTTGACGCGCTTGCCAAGCCCGCCAACACCCTCACCGGCAATGTACAGCACAACGCCCTGCCTTGTTTGCCTGCCGTGCCACGCCAAGCCGTGTGACATGCACAACGCCATATCAATAGCTATGAATGATTTGCCGGTGCCGGGTGCGCCATACATGACGCTGAAGCCGTGCTTGGTTAGTACATCGTCAATCATCCACTCGACTGGCGGCATCGTCATCAGGTAATGTTCATCATACAGCGGGTAAATGTCAGGCTTGGCCTCTGGCGCTGTCTCAACGACTGGCGCTTGACGTGCCATCTCAAGCAACACCTTCTTGCCGTTGCCAGCTAACAGCCAGTCTGCCACGTCACCCTTGTGCGGCAGGTTAGGCAGGTCGAGGCGCTTGATCTTGTCCACCGTGCCGTGTAGCGCAGCAATAACTGTGTCGGCGTGTGCTTGCCCGGCCTCATCGTTATCTGGCAGCACTACGACATTGCGCCCCTCAAAATACTGTGCAAGCTCCGGCTTCCAGTTCTTCGACCCGCCACTGTTTGTCGTTGCGATCAGGCCAAGCTCAATCAAAGCATCGGCGCATTTCTCGCCCTCTACAATAAACACTGGCGCTTGTGGGTTAGTCACGATGGCTGGCAGGTTATATGGCAGCGGGTCAATGTCTTTGATGCTGTTGATCCAGCCACCACTGTTATTCGGGCGTCTTTGTCTAAATGTCTTTGGGTTGTCAAAGCGCAGCACCTGATAGGCCAACACGCCGTCGCTGTCATAGTAATCATAAGCGCGAGACATCTTCGGCGTCACTGGCAAGGCTCTTTGCTGCTGCTTGCTGATACCAAACTTGCGCTCAAGCACGTCAGGGATGTTGCCATTGATGCTGGCTGGCTCGTTGGCCTTGACCATATCAATTACACCGCCGCTTTCGCCGGTTTCAAAATTACTCCAAACCCCTTTGCGCGTACAAACAGACAGGCTGCCGTGCGTACCCCAGCGCAATTCAGTGCCTTTCGACAGGCGCGGGTTTGGCTCACCCCAGTAATGGCGGGCAACCTGTTCTATATATGCTGCTATATTTGTCATCTCGTTATCCCTATCCCCCTTTGCCCCTTGTGCATGATCGGCGGCAAGGGGGAGAAAAAACCCTGCCGCCGACCACTACCACCGCTAGAACAAGTCAGCGCCTTCGACTACTGAAGGGACGACAGCAGCCGGGGCGACTGTTGCGGCGGGTTCTGGTGCAGCTTGTGCATCCATTCCTGCTGGGCGGTCAACCCAGCCAGCTATTGACCACTTAGGTGAGCGAAAGGTTTGTGTGCCTTGCGCCTTAGTTTCAATCTGTATGCGATCAGATCCGGTGATCTCAATTATTGGCATCTTGCCGGGGTTGTCAGCCTTGACAGCCAAATACGCATCGTGCAAATCGTTCATTTGGTTCCGCACAATCTTGCTGCTGCTGCTCATCTCTCGCAGGCCGATCTCTTTGTTGTACATCCGAATGCGGAAGCCTTCCTTATGCTCATCACTAGGCTTGACCGGCATTGGCTCGCCAACCTTTACAAAGCGAAAGTCTGGGCCAGTCGTGGTAAAGGCGATGAAGCCAACCTCAATTGCGTCCATATCCATCACTACCTTGAAAGGCAATTCCATTTCGGTTTCGCTCTTTTCCCAGGTGCCGTCTGCCCCTTGGTGCCGGTCTTGGCGCACGAATGAGCCGTCCTTGGCACTGAATTTCATAATAGGCAGGAAATCCCCGCCGCCTGATGATGTAGTCTCTGTAAAACCTAAAGCCATTTTTAACTCCTAAACTTTAGAACTACCGCACGACCAGTGCGGCTTGGATCGGAAAATAAGCACAGATATCTGCGTCTTGGGCATCGCCCCTGTCGCTTCTGCCACCCTTCCCAATTTCGTAATCACCCGCAAAATCAAACCGGGCGATGTTATCTATATATACGTTCAGCAAATATGCTGGCAAGCCGGTGTGCTGCGTCAGCAGCCGCGCTTGTATAACTTTAGACAGGCTCACCATCGCTGTGTCGTACTGCAAAAGCCGCACGTTACGATGCTTCACCTCAATAAATGCCTTGGCCTTGTTGTCCTTAAACACCACAAAGTCGAGGCGATACTGCATTGGCAGCTTGTAGAAATCATAGCCGTGTTGCTTAAAAGCTTCAGCAAGTGCCTGCTCTTTTGCTCTGTCGGCTGCGGTTTCGTACTGTTTACGCATCAGCAAGGTGTTCCCTGATGATCATCATCGCCGTCATCTGGTCGCACTCGACCGCGTAGCGCCAATCGTATTGCTCGTGGATGTCACCCGCTGGCAGGTAATTGTCCATCCCAGCCACAGCAGCAACCGGGAAGCGCCAGCGGATTGGCAAGCGGTCGTATTTATAAACCAGCAATGGCAGCTTGTGTGTCGCCAATGCACTAGCGCAGCACTGATCCCACCAAGCGGGCTGGATGCCATACCCGGCGCGATACCTCTTTGCCTCAATGCTGAAGGGAAAGTCAGGCATCTCGACGCAGATCAGATCGCCGTGATCAGCAGCGCGATACTGCTCTATGTCGCGCTTGAACGTCAGGCCAAGCTCTTCAAACAGCAGCTTGGCAAGCTCGCGCTCAAAGCTGGCACCCTTGTTTCGGCTGTTAACCATTGCGGCGCATCCCGCGCAGCGCGTCAGCCGGGTTAAAGGCTGGCTCGTCGGCCAGCATTTTATCCAACGCCTGATCCAGAATATCATCGGCCAAAGCAGCCATAGAGCGATGCGCTGATGCGTCCAAAGCCAGCCGCAGCTTGTCCATTGTGGTTTTTCTGAGCCGGAAATGCGCCTGTGTCGTGGGTGCCATTGCATTTTCTTTCGTTTTGTTTTCAATAACTTATGCGATTTTGTACAAAAACATATACAGCCACCCTTGTACCACATCGGTATAAGGTGTATATAGTTATTGAAGGCTAGTAACAAAGGGAGACAGACAGATGACCAACAAATTTAAAATCGGTGACATTGTAAGGGAGCGCACAATTGCAGCAAAACTGGATGCTAATGGCAATTATGTGTTCAGAAAAAATGGCGCTGCTGTTGAGACCAAAGTTTGGAGTGATTACACGCTTGAGATTGTTGCTGTACCTGATGGGAAGCGTAAGCGTTATGGGGCATTGAGACCCAATGGTGACACCTATCATTTTGGTGAAAAGGCATTGGAATTTGCATCAGCAATCAGCGTTGCAGATATCCCAAAACGTACAGCATCAGGAGTGCGGGTCATTGGATAACTGGCAATACACTGGTGAGTGCATCGAATGGGCTGATGGTTCTTTCGATGCAGTCTACAGCAATGATACTGGTGATGTTGAGTGGAAGCCAGCAACACCAGCCCAGATTGCTGCATATAAGCGTCACAAGGAATGGATGGCACAAGGCTGTCCAGACATTGTGATAAGAATGAATGAATTATTCGGAGCAAGAAAATGACTAAATACGTTGCTTATTATCGTGTGTCCACCAAACGCCAAGGCCAATCCGGCCTTGGCCTTGAAGCCCAGCAGGCGCTGGTTGCGCCATACGCTGACGGCATCATCCATTCATTTACTGAGGTCGAGAGCGGCAAGGTTGACGCCCGGCCACAGCTTGACGCTGCCCTTGCGCTATGCCGCGAGACTGGCGCGTCTATCCTCATTGCCAAGATCGACCGCCTATCGCGTGACGCTGCATTCTTGTTGACCCTGCGTAAAGCTGGCGTCGATATCGTTGCCGCTGATATGCCAAACGCTGGCACGTTAGAGTTTGGCGTCCGGGCTGTTGTCGCACAGCATGAGCGTGAAGAGATCAGCAAGCGCACCAAGGACGCCCTCGCAGCCGCCAAGGCGCGAGGCATCAAGCTGGGCTGTCCTAACCCACGCGCAGGCGGGCTGGCATCTGGTGCAGCCCGG